TCTCAGCCAACTTCTCGCGAAACGCCGACATGCGCTCGGTGTAAGCCTCGTCGTATCGGTTGATCGTGATGCGAGCGAGCACGGCATCCATCATGCGCAGGTCACCGATCGGGTCCTGCGTGAACTCGCGCCAGAATCGCTCTGACTGCGAATCATGGAATTCATGACGGGCAGTTTCAGCCGCAATCTGCTCGCGACTCTTCTGCGGCTTCTCACCGGGCGCAGGCTTCGACTTTTTCAGATCGAACAGGCCCTGATATCCGTTGGCGACCGATTGCTCAACGACAGCATCCTGATCGTCACCGTAACGCGAGAGTTTGAGCGCAGCCGCGTGCATCGAGGCAGGCTTGATAGGTTTTCTGATGCTGACGCGGTAAGCGAGCCATCGCTCCCACGCTGCGCCATCAAGGTTGGCAATGCTCGACGGATCAAAATTATCTGATGACATATATCCTCCAATTACCGATCTAATCGCAGATGATGAGGCAGTAACAGCCTCGTATTTTCTGGATCGTAGTCCGAAGGCTCAGCCAATGTCCAGCCCTTGTCATACATGATCCAGCCATAAATCTCGACGACGCGTATTTCCGGCATCAGAGGCTTGGCGACAAAAAGCACTAGGTTTTTGTCCAACTGGTGCCGTCTCAATGCCGCGGTCTCTCGCGTCCTCAACCTCCGAACTTCGATGTTCTTACCAACGTCAGGCAGGTCTTTTCGCAGATGGTGCTCACCGGCCTTCCAGACGTGACCCGACCAGTACGAGTTAGTCCACTTCGCGACAGCCAGTTCGCAAGCCGCTGCAGCCACTTGCGCTGTGCGATCGTCTTCCATGCGTTGGCGGTCATAGTGCTTTGCATCCGGTCGTTTCCAATTCTCGATGTACCGACGAGTTCCGACATGTGCGACCCACTCGTATTCCCAAGGTTCTAGTTCTACTACTGGTCTTATCATGGTTTTCTAAGGTTTTAATCACATGCTGGGAGCCTGAGCAAAGAGCCCCCTAACCCCATGAGAGCATGAGGCTAAAAGACCCTCCGCGACATGCCGGTCGCCGTCGCATTTGAGCCGCCAGACCGTGGTATCCGGTGTCTGGTCGATGACTTAACATCACACGGGAATTGCACCCGCCCCGCCGGCAGTAGATTTTCAACACCGTACTGAGGGTGTTGCTGCCACAGAGAGACAAGGGGGGTTGACGAGGGATTTCGGAGCAACTACTCTCCGCATCACTCTGCACAGCAATCCCAGAGTAAGCGGCCCAACTATCCGCCGTCAAGCCCCCGGACAACCCCCGGGGGCTTTTTCGTTCTGGGCCCGTAAATCCTAGCGTCTGATGACGTCCACCACCGTCCGGTACCGTACAGCGCCTGCAAAAATGCATAGCATTGTGTGTACCTATCTTTTTCTATTGAGGGTATTGCAACAGGCAGAAACACCCTCTACCATCTCGACATCGACCTATCGTTATCGGAGACGCAACGTGAATCAGTACAGCAAAGCCCGCGCCCGCAAGTGGCACTACAACCGACGCCCGCAGATGTCAGCCGAAGAGGCTGCGCGCTACGAGGAAGTCTCGGCGGCGTTGATTCGTTTGGAAATGAAGGCGCAGGAGTCTGGTTGGGCGTACGGCGCAGTTGGCGATCGTTTCGATGTTGAAGTTCAATTCCATGCGCGTGGCCCCGACCGTGCACGTCCGCAAACGGTTTGGTATCTGTGCAGCAAGAACAGTCGTCGTCGATACGCGCTTGACGCGTTGCGTGTGGTTCTGACCATGGGCTCAGAGGCTTAAACAAAAGTGTTGACAGGGGTGGAAACACCCCTTACCCTTTCACCGTCAATCTTTATCAGCAATCAGGAGATCACCATGTTTTACTTCCGCATCGTCAACGACACCGTTGCCCAAATCGCCGCAGATCTCACCCTTGAGAACTACCGCGACCCGTCGTGGATCAGCCGCCATGACATCACGTCATTCGAGCACGCCGAGCAGATCGCTGCGCAGGCCAACGCCTTAGTCGGCGCCGGCCCCGTTCTGATCCCGGTCGACAGCGGCGATGGTTGCTGGCCGCGGTACGACGTCGTGGAGGCCCCGGTGGTTGGCGACAAGGTCAGCCGCTGCATCAACGGCGACTACTACCCGGACGGCGAGATCGTGAAGGTCTCTGGCCAGAACAATCGGATCGTGACGACCTCGACCGGCCGCAAGTACTACCGCCGCCGCCTGTCAGGCGCTTGGGTCGCCGACAAGTTCTACTCGATGGCCCGCGGCCATATCAGCCGCCTAAACCCTGAGTTCTAGGCTTACCCTTCCCGGGACGCCGGAGCGGCTGGTACGAGCCCTCCGGCGGCTTTACGCAGGCTTCCTTGCATATCCCGCCACTGGTACCGCCGCAAAGGCGGCAGGCGCCCAGAACGGACCCACTTGATCACGGCCGCGGGCGTCACACCGAATGCACGGGCAACGTTGGCCTGATTACCGAAGCGAGCGAAGATGGCGGAGATTTCGGACATGCCGGCAGTTTACCTTGGTAAAAGCGACGTTGATAGTGGCAAAGCGAATTACCTCTTCCCTTTTACGTTTACCTTGGTAAACTCTGTATTCAATCTTTATCAGCGATCAGGAGACATACGCGATGGATTATTCAGACGACGGCTGGTGGCATCAGCAAGATCTCGAACTGATGCAAATGGAGCAGGCCGCTAAACAAGTTTTTGCCCTTTTCCTTTTTTTGCTGCTCGCGCAAAACAACTTTCCTTTCCTTGAGGTGACCCATGAAGCGTTCTGAGAACTGCGCTGAGATCAGCGCCGCCCTTGCCGCCGCGCAGGCGGAGATGAAGAACCCGTCGTTCGATTCGACGAACCCGCACTTCCGTAACAAGTTCGCGAGCCTCGCCGCGATCCGTAACGCCGTGGTGCCGGTGTTCGCTAAGCACGGCCTGTCGATCATGCAGGAACTGACGAGCGCCGAAGGCTCTGTGGCCTGCCTGACGGTGGTCCAGCACAGCAGCGGCCAGTGGCTGGAGTTCGGCCCGCTGTCGATGCCGGTGTCGAAGAACGACGCGCAGGGCTACGGTTCGGCCTCGACCTACTGCAAGCGTTACTCCCTCCAGTCGGTGGCGGCGATCGTCGGCGACGAGGATGACGACGGCAACGAGGCCAGCAAACCGACGCAGAAGCCCGCTAAGGCGCCCAAGGCGGATGCCAAGGTTCTGGAGCAGATTGCCGCAGTCGAGTCCGTAGCGGACCTGCAGGCGCTTTATAAGGGCCTTGATGAGGCGCAGCGAAACGCCTGCATCGACACATTCGCGGCCCGCCGCAAGGAGTTGGACAATGGCTGATCAACGCACACCTGAGTGGTTTGCCCGCCGCTGCGGAAAAGTGACGGCGAGTCGCGTGGCTGACGTGCTCGCCCGCACCAAAACCGGCTACAGCGCCTCCCGTGCCTCATACATGGCTGACCTCGTCGTCGAGGCCCTCACTGGTAAGACCAAGGAGGGCTTTACGTCGGCGGCCATGCAACGCGGCACCGATATCGAGCCGCTGGCCCGGGAACGGTACAGCGTGAAGACGGGCCACCTCGTCGACCAGATCGACTTTGTGGACCACCCGACGATCGCGAGCGCCGGCTGTAGCCCGGACGGCCTGATCGGTGACGACATGATCGTAGAGTTCAAGGCGCCCGAGACGCACACCCACTTCGAATACATCGAAAGCAAAGTGGTGCCATCCCGGTACTACGCGCAGATCCAGTTCCAACTGGCTTGCACCGGTCGCCAACACGCCGACTTTGTGTCGTTCGACGATCGCGTGCCGGAGAACCTGCAGTTGCTGATCGTGCCGGTGAAGCGCGACGTCGACTACATTGCCGCCATGGAAAAGGAAATCATCAAGTTCCTTGAAGAGAGAGACGCCAAAGTTAAATTCCTGAAGGAGGTATCGCTGTGAGTGACAAGATTATGGAACCACTGAACCTGAATCCGGGTTCTGGGATGCTTTTCAAAAGAGCAAAGAAGTCGGACAAACAGCCGGATTACGTCGGTGAAATTGAAATACCGGAAGGCATGCAGGGGCGCAAAGAAATATCACTGTGGAAGCGCACGGCAAAAAGCGGCAAGGTGTATCTCAGCGTGAAGGTTAGTGACCCATGGAAGCCGACCCAGAAAACCGCACCGCCGCGTCAATCACAGCGTGTTGCGCCGCAGGCTGACCCTGACTTCGACGACGATCTGCCGTTCTGATGAAGCGCATCATCCCCAAGAACTCGAAGCCTGAGGACGTCCAGCGCGCCATGGAACTGGTGCTCCGCGACGTGACGCCAGACAAGGCATGGTCCATCACGGTCGAGGAAGTAAAGCCGCGGCGCAGTGACGCTCAGAATGCTTTTCTCTGGGCTGTGGTCTACCCCAGTTTCTTAGAAGGCGGTGGCGAGGCTTTGAAAGGATTCAGGGCTACTGACTTGCATGAGTGGTTCTTGGGGGACATGTGGGGTTGGGAGACGTTAGAAGGATTCGGACGTAAGCGCATGCGCCCCGTGCGCCGATCGTCCACGATGACGAAGCA